GACGATCCATAAGGAACACCATTTGCGCCTTCCATCGCCCGTAACGTCGACCCGGTTGAATTCACGGACATACCGGGCTGCGCAACGCCGGCAACATCAGCCACCTGCGCAACGCCCGCTGGTTGGGCGACCGTGCTTGTCTCTCCGGCTGCGTCAATGATTCCGGTCTTGGCTGCTTTATCCGCTGCCGAAGACGCGCTTGAGGCGATAGAAGTGTCAGTGGCTGTCTGACCGCCGTACCCTATGCCAGCCTCGCCTTCCGCCGCACGAAGCGATGTGCCCGTGCTGTTTGCAGCCATCCCGGTGGCGTTGCTTGCAACGGCAGTTTCTCCGGCGGCTGTTCCGGCGGCTGCGTCGGCTGCAAGCGACGACTCTACTGCCCCGCCGTTCGCCACCGCAGTCGTCCCAACATTAGCCGACGCTATCCAGCCGCCAACTGCGGTGCCAAGACCAAGGCCAGCGCCAATTTTAGTGAGCGTCTCGTTTTTAGTTGCAACGCCAACAACCGTCACAACTGCCGCCGCAATAGCGACATACGTAATGACCGCTGCCGTGGCTGTTGTTGCAACCGCCGCCCCGGCAAATGCCGCTACCGCTGTGATTGCCATCAGAGTACCTTCGCCATGATCACTTCCTCCTTCCTGTAGCCCTTCCGTTCGAGGATCGGCGACCAGTCGTTTTCACACTTCACGTGCCAGACGACTTTTAGAACGCCATCGGCACGCAACCTCAATTCGCTGAAATCAATCAGCCTGATTCCTGCTGTTCCTTTGCGATGCTCCGGCGACAGGTACAGCACATCGTTCTGCGCAAAGAGGCTTGACTTGTAGTGCGGATGCCAGACCAGAAAGAAGACCGAATACCCGATCAACCTGCCTTCGTCTCTCGCCGTGAATACCCGAAGCGCGTTGTTCCTTTCAAGCCCTTCGTACTTGCCCCAGTCGACATCAAGCTTGATCGATTCCTTGTGCAGAGCAATCTCGTCATAGTGCGCAAGCAATAGCGGCTCGATCTCCTTTCGGACCTGCGCCATTGATTCGACATCAAGCTTCACTGTACATGCTCGGCACGTATGGAGCGCCGGCCGGAGATGACGATGGCGAAGCAGCTGGAGATGCGGCCGGCGACGCTGCTGGCGCGGCCGTGTTGGCCGAAGCAGAAGACCTTGCCGTATCCCAGTCAAGCGATGCGCCAAAGTCGACGTTGGCTACAGCGCCCGCGATCTTCATCCCATTCTGGCCCGCATCAATCTCCTGCTGGACCGCAGCCCGCTTGGCCTCTTCAGTCAGATTCGGGTCGCGCTGGATCGATGCAATGTTGGCCTGCATCTGCGTGTATATCTGGCCGGCATTTGCACTGCCTTGAATTAAGGCCCGGTTGTTCGATGAGATGTCCTCAAGTGCAATCCGATTGTTTGCGTCCAGCTGCGCAACCTGAATCCGATTCTCGTTCGACAACTGCGTGGCTTGCAGCGTCGTCGCATTCTGCGCATTTGCCCTTGCCGTCGCGCCAGCCTCGGTAATATTCGTCCTGTTCAACTCATTGGACTGCTGGACGTTGGACCGCTCGGTCGCCCCGCCTTCTGTCAGGTTCGTGCGCTCAACATCGTTGAATGCGCCAGCGTTGAACTGTTGGTTCTGATTGAAAGATCCCGCATTGAACTGCGCGACCTGGTTCTTCACACCCTGATTGTCACGGCTGGCCTGTGTGTATGTCGCCGCGTCAGGCGTCGCGATTTGGAGCGCGTGGTCATACAGCGCAGACTCCCCCGCGCCGACAGCCATCGAGGAATTCAGAAGCCCACGGGAGTTGGCCTGCTCCAGCGCCCTTGCCCGCGCCCTCTCCATAAGTGGAGACCCGGCGTCAATGATCCCGGTCAACTGCCCCTGAACCGTCTCGGTCGGCGCGTCTACGCTTCTGAGATACGGGTCTACCGTCTGATACCCGGCGGTCTGATACCCGGCTGTGCCTGCGGTCGATGTGCTCAACCCGCTCGGATTGATGTTGGACGAAGACTTCGTGCCCTGAACCGTCTGGCCGGAATACGTCCCGCCGACCAGGCTCGAACCATCCCCCATCGACGTGGAGATAATCCCATTAGGCTTGTCAGCGGAGTAAAGTTGAAGATTCGGGTCGGCCATTTGTCGTCCAATTGTTCCCTTGCCAAGGTACGCGAAAAGACGACAACTACGCGCACATCTAGCGCTTCAGTCGCCTAAGGACATAGTTAATCAACACTCCGGTCAGCGTCCACGGCTGCGTCGTTGCGTCATTCCCTTGCATCCGCAAAGAGAAGTTCACGCCAGATCCCGGCGTGTCCAGTGTCGTCGGCTCAACCGTCGTCACGTCATACCGGCCCTGATTCCATTGCGCATCCTGCCAGTACTGGTTGCTCCCCGTCTCTGGCGCGTACACCAACGTATCGTTGGTCACGCTACGCTCGGTCGACCTGTAGTCCAGATCGTACCCAGCCTGGATCTTCAGATAGCCCGCCGTCTGAATCTCGATTGCTGTTCGGATGAAATGCTTGAGCAGCCTCGGCGATCGAAGATGGTTGAACGCCAGCCGCAGGCTCCACGGGATTGCTCCGCCATTGAACGACCAGCCGACGTCCAGCCGGAGAACCTCCCCGTCAGCCGTCCCGATCAGCATCAACTCTTCACCAACGTCAATTCCGCCGCGCCCCTTTGAGACGCACGACCATGAGCAAGTGACCGTGTGCCCAAACTGAACCGGGAAAATTCCGGCAGGCTTGCCGTTTTTGAACGTGCAGTAAAGCCCGGACCCATCATTGAAGAAGATCCGATACTGATTCTTGTTCCGGCAGATCATCGAAGTGACGGCCTTCCCTCGCCGCGCATCGACGAACGGCTTGACCGATCCGCTAAATGTCGAGTTCTCGAACCCTCCAAACGACCGACTTGCCGACATGGAAGTCAGTCCGAACGCATTCTGGAACATCGCCATTCCCATCCACCGTAGAGTGCCCGGGAGAGCGCCCGTGTCTTCGGCGAACGGAACCAACTGGAAGTTCGAGTCTGAGTCGCCGTACAAGATGAACAGCCTGTCCTCAGTTGACACCAACAGTGCGGACGCCTCGCTCTCGCCAGTCAGCGACAGCAGGCCAGTAATCGGCGACCCGGTGTTGATCTCCCCAGCGCCCAGAACCGGCGTCCATGACTTTGGGTCCCCTGCCTGCGAATACTGAAGGCTTGATCCAAACGACAGGAACAGGCGGCTCCGATGGACCGCCAAGTGCTCCGGCACGTCTCGCGCCATGCCTGTCGTAATGAAATCCAACGTGCCGTTGTAATAGATGAACGCTCGCGAAGTCCCGGACACCCCGAAGGCTCGATCTGTTGTTGCCCCAACCGCAGAAGAACTGCCAAGCTCATCAACAACAAACTCGAATTTTGCAAATCCCCATGGGATAGAAGATATCGTTGAAAGGTTGTACCCCGTGCCATTTGGCAATGGCGCGTTGAAATTCGTCACCACCCACTGTCGATTTGTCAAAAACGGTACCGACGCGTTCCCTTCAAAAAAAACACATGCGGCAGTGTCGTAACTTCCCTTGATCGCAACCGGCGTGTCGTTCAGGACGAACAGCCCGAGGATCGACCCTGTTATTGACGGGCCAAGGTTGTAGCCTGGCTTTTTCCATGCGTCCCGCATCGTCGTCTCTGCAACAAACCTCGATGCAGCCCTTTCCTCCGGCGTGGTGCCGGAAAGCGGAACAGGAAGCGCCACAAGCACATACACGCCATACACAAATGTGGAGTCATCTACCGTCAGCAACTCCCCGAGGATCGGGGTTCCGCTAACCGCTGAAACATAGATCGGCGTGTCATTGCCGGATGTCGTCAAATAGTCCGGGAATTCAGGGGATGGCGAAACCATTGTCGCGAACTTCATAATCGCGCCCGAGGTCTGGCCCACCAAGTCCACTCCGGTGAAGGCGGCGGTGCCCATTTGGTCCCGATTCACAACTGCAACTTGCACCGTCAATTGCGATGCCGTGAGTCCGTTTACATACCGGTCGTAACCCCCGATCCTGGAGTACCCAGCCTCAAGGTCGACCTCCATGTTCAATGCGCTGATCGCCACCCCGTTCCTCACAAGGAACGGAGGCGTGACAATATCCAACCCGCCCGCAGGCGCGAAGAATTCTGTCTGGACGCCCTTTGTGCTTCTAGCCAAGTGAGGCAATCTCCATCTTCGGCAATTGGTCGTGCATCAATGAAGACCAGAGCGGCGCAGCCTGCCTCGCCGCCCGCTGCAATACCGGCGCAGATTCTTCATACCCGCCATATCGGGTCAATGCTTCCCATACGATCAACTCATGAAACCGTGCCGGCATAAGCGGCACGTCATCGTTGTCGTCAAGCTCCTGCGGCTCCCGGTAGTAGTCATAGAACAGCGTGTACTGCTGATCAGCGGAGGGTGCAATCAGCAACGATTCCGAATTCGGATGAATCGAGATGACGGACGGCTTTCCGCGCTTCGTCGGGTCGATGCCCTCGCCATCCCGAAAGTCGAAGTAGTCAACGCACTGCATCGACTGGCTGTCTTTGCGTGACCCGCCAAACGGCGCGATACGAACCGTGTCCTCAAGCCAGTCTGCTACCTGCTTCGCCGTGAATTCGGGCGGCGTGATAACGGACGCGTACTGAGGGACCGTGAAAACCGCCTCCTGAAACAGGAACTTCCACTGATACATCGTCTGGATATCTCGCCATGCGTCCTGCGCCCACTTCTTGAGCCTCGACGTTTCATAGGCAAGGTTCCCTTCGACTGTCGTGATCGGAAACCCCGACGCGCCGCTTTCGACCCGGAGTCGGTCAACCAGTTGAGCAAGATTCACGGCAATACCTCGATCGTCTTTTCAAGTGTGAGCTTTCCACTAAAGGCATCGTGATAGGTAAACGTCACCGTTGCGACACCCACCCCTCTCGGGTAAAACATGACGGCCCCTGTCAGTGACGCATTGGCCGCGCTCAGGTAGCCAGGCTTGCTGATGTCGACCTCGACCCTGACATCCGGGCCGGTCGCAGGCAACGGGTCGTCGTCTTGATCAAGCACCGTCACTTCGAACGGCCCGCTGTTGATATAGACCGGACCGATCACGCCCGTCTTGATCGATGTCACCACGCCCGGAGGAACCGTGACCCGCGTGTCAATGACGATCACCGACACCGTTTTCGTCACGCCAAGATGCGGCCCGATGACGAGCGTCGTGTTGCCAACCGCGACCGGGAACAACCGCCCAATCCCTCCAGCCTGCGTCACGGCATTGACTGCAGTCGCAACCAAAATGCTTGACATAACCATTGAGGCTCCGACCACAGGAGACCCAAGGTACGTTGCCGTAAACGACGCCTCGCCAAGCGCAAGGTCAAGCGTGATCGATGAAGGAACAACGGTGATCTGCGGCGTGGTAACCACATCATCCCATGCGGTTACCCCGTCCTTGATCGCGTCGAACCATTCGGCAAGAGGCATCAGACCTCCGCAATCTGCGCGTCAGAAGT